AGCTGCAAAAAGTTGTTAGGCAGCTTAGTAATAAGAACTTAACCTGGCATGATCTAAGGCATTACTATGCAAGTAAGATGCTAGAGTTTTATGGCAATGATGTTTGGACTGTATCAAATCTTATGGGCCATAGTGACATTGCTATTACACAAAGAACTTATGGTCACTGGATGCAAGACTTAGCAAGAAAGCAAAAGCTGCAAAACGATATGGCTCAAATCAACTTTTAATTATCTGGATAAAGCTCTACAACATTGTCTAAGTTTTGCAGAGCTTTATTCAAAGATTCTTCAGATCCCATAAAATCTTCTAATGTTTTTCTTGTCACATAGTATCTGCCACGATCTGTTATACTATTAATAGATCCATCTTTTACCATCCTAGTAACTCTAGCATACTCAGATGCTTTACGCTTACATGGCCCAAATAATATTTGTGTTGTTTCAATAAGATTAAACAAAGCTTTATTATAAATCGTCAAAACCATTAACTACTCCTTCATTTACTTGGTTTGTTTCATATCTTAAATCATTACAAAATGCTCTAGCTCTAGCTATATTCATTTTGCTATCAAATTCTTGCAGCTGCAAAGAAAGCTCCATACCAAGATCTTTTATTTGTCTATGTATATCTTCAATGCTTTTTTGTTGTTCTGCTGTAGGCGGATGAGGTCTTTTTGCTTCTTCATCCCAGCCATTATCAAAGTTTAACCAAACACTTACTTTGATTTTTTGCCCAATATTGTCATCTGAAGATGATACTGGTCTTTGAAATTTTATATTAGTATTAGAAAATTGTGGTGAGTTTCCCATAGTAGCTCCTATTGTTGTAGTGAATTAAGTTTTTTTTGATAATGTTCCTCGATTTCTCCATACATTCTTGGAACTATTGCTTTCATATTTTTAAGAACATCTTTGTTATTGTTAAACCAGTGCATACACATACTTTGTGACTTCATCTCATCAATATTTCGTAAATAATTTTCAGTTATTTTTTGCCATTTTTCCTGGTCATTATTTTTGTCTTTGTTTTCATCAATGTTTTTTTCATTGTTTTCAGCTTTATCTATTTCATTAACTGAAGCATATTGACCGCCATGTAATCCTAGGCTTGCTAAAGCTCTACCTATTGCAGACGTTTCGCAGTTTTCTATAGCTGAAGTTTTATTAACTAGGGAACTACCTCTTATTTCTTCTGCATATCCCTCGCCAACTGCTATTTCTTTATTTGATAGATCATATACTTGAGCTTTAATAACAACTCTTTTTTCATTATCGACAACTATGTTAGTTGTAATCCCATACTTCAATCCGAAGTGTGTTCTAAAAGCTTCAACTCTTTTAGCAACTTCTGTATATTTCTTGCCGCCTTTTTGTGTTACGCCATGTGATTGATTGAGATCATTCACAGCAGCCATTACATCTTTTAATTCACTCATCATTCATCTCCGCAACTTGTTTACCTTTACTTGTTATTAACCAGGACAACTCATAAGATCCCCTAGCGTTTTTTCTTTTATCCCCTGGTGTTATTAATCCATACTCATGCAGCTCAGTTAACCTGGGCCTTAAAGATACAATGTAGCCATCAATATCGTTTACAATTTCAGATCCAGTTCTCCCACCAGTCCATCCAGAACTTGCTATTGATTTAAGGACAGCCAGGCGAAGTTTTTTAATTTTTGGCAAGATAAACTCCAAGGCTAATTGTTCAGTTTCTCTAGCGTTTTTATGGATGTTAGGTGGTGTTTCTAATATATCTATCATCTACATAGCTCCTGGAAATAAAATGGCTAGAATCCAAATTAAAAAATAAAAAAATGCGAACAAAAAAACAGCGCCAAAAAACTCACTTATCCATAACCAGGGATCTTTCACTTGATCCCCCATAGTTTTTTTGCTTCATCAATAATTACTGGTGGCTCAGACCAGCAGATATTCGTAAAGTCTGGTTCAATTAATTTAAATAAATGATCTTTATCTTGTGCTACTTTCAGCAGTTCTTCTGTAGCTTTATGTGATCTGGTGATTGTTTGTACTATATCGGCTAAGTAATCATCTTGTAATTCTGGTGTGTTATCCTGGTCAAATATTTTGTAGTCTGAAGCATTTGCATAAACTAAGAAGGGTGGTAGGCCGCCATTACACGCCCAGAAACCAGCTACCTGGTACAAGGCTGCTTGCTCAAAAGGACCAGTTAAACTTTTAGGTAAGCTTGCAGCTGCAAAACCAGACTTGGATGTTTTGCTAATCCTGGACCATTTAGTTTTTAGATCTCCACGCCTATTATAATCTGGCCTGGTATTATGTGGTAGGTCACAGCCAGCTAGGTTTTTTATGTATTCTATTTCACCAACAATCTGATTATCTTTTTGCATGGCTTCTTGTAAGCCAGCTACAGCGTTTTTTGTTACGGCTTCTATTTCATCTACATACTTAATCTTTTTGTTAGCATCTGTTCCATCATCCCATGTGCGAGATTTAAATTTATTATAGCTTTGTATAGCTTCTTCAATAGCTTCTCCAGGATCTATGTTATCAATCAGTATAGAATCAGCTGCTTCTTGCACTGTACGGCCACCAGCCATAGCTGCATTATCTTGACCATTTAGCTTTGAATCAAACTTTTCAATAGTAATCCAAGCTCTATCTCTAATATGTTTTTCATTATTTAAATTCTGATAAATATCCCAGGCATCAGATACCATTGGTCTAAGATGAACCTTGTCAAACAAAGCTTTGCATTTTAGTTTTGATTTAGGGTTTGAGTGCCAAAGATAATTAAATCTTGAAGCATATCTTGGTGTTTCTATAAATGACATAAGATCTCCTAAATTGAATTAGAAGATCCTATTATAGCTTGATTTATAAAGTCAAGAGGGTTGACTAAAACTTTTTTTCAACAACATTAAGTAAGTCTGGTCTTATTATGCAGCTTATCATAGGACACGCCCATTTGAGATTCAAACCAGATAATTTATTGACTGGCTGGCCAATAACACCAGTTACAACTGACTGATCTAGACGAGTGTGCGAATCAGCGTTAGAGCTGATCGTATATGTGCCGCCTGGTTCTGGGTAAATAAGGCCCATTTGTGGTTGTGTGTGTCGATCAATCATAAAAATGCTTAATGTCATAAAACAGTTAGGATCAACCTCGCCTTTGTTAATAGGCGCAGAATCAAACATATACATTCTATCATTTGCCCATTTTTTTGCTTTGTCCGTGTGTTGCGAAATCACAATTTTCCTAGTTTCGTTAGTAGGAAAGGGTAAGAAGAACGCTTTTTGTTTTTCAGCTGGTGTTATTACATTTACTAAATGATTATCAAGATAACCAAAAACATAAGTAGGGTGCTGAACAAATAAAATATCCTGGGCAGAGCATTCTAGGATCATTGCATATTCTTCAGCATCTTTAATTGTAAATTGTAATGCACCGCTAATATGTCTTGATACTGTTTCTGGGCGAATCCCTTTACGCTCTGCTACTTCTTTATTAAGCAGACCAGATCTTCTTATCATGGCATCAAGATTGTTAGGCATAACTACAGTGTTTTTATTAGATTTGAATTTTAGTACAGACATCTTATTCCTTTTTTTTCTTTATCCATCTACTATTTACATCAATGGGATTGTTACAATATGTTGTGTTTTTTTATAATAGACACACAAAATGATGTAAAAAGTATGCTAAATTGCATTATATTGATTTTATTATGACTTTATACGTCATTATTGTCAAATATATTTAGGGTATTGACGTTTAAAATCACTTTATGTTACTTCTAAAAGCATGACATTAGAAGAATATAGATTAGAAAATAATTTAAGTTACAAAAAATTAGCTGAAAAACTTGGGTTTAAAGAAGCTACTGTAGCTCGAAGATGGTGCTTACCAAAGCAGCATAATCAAGCACTTACGCCAAGTCCTAAACATTTGAGTTTAATCTTAGATGTAACTATGGGGAGTGTCACGCCTAATGACTTCATTATCCGCAGAAATTGATTCGGAAGATATAGTTCATCTGCGAATCGCAAGATGGTTAGATATTATGTTACCGCCTGGATCAGTTTGGCATCATTCACCAAATGAGGGTAATCGTCATGTTGCTTTTAAGGTTAAGCAAAAACGTATGGGAACAAAAGCTGGCTGGCCAGACATAGAAATATTTGTACCTGGCGATCAGACGTTATGCGGT